ACCCTCAATAAAACTTGACAGGTAGGTATCCACAGCAGACAGTCTACGTACATTACGCAGGAATGTCACAGCCTGTGGCATGTTACGTGACTTAGCCATGCTTTCTAAGAGTTCTATGTTACCCTTACTTGTACTAAAACCGTTGGCACTAACCCACTTTGAATTAGGTGCATTAAACCTTAACCCTGCTGCACTATTAGGAACGTCAGTAAAGATATATCCTACACCGTAGCAATCAGAGCACTTGCTAGGTTTAGAAAATGGCTTACCGTCCTTCTTTGTCTTTCTTACCTGACCGTTGCCATAGCAAGAAGCACACTGCTTTGCTTTCTTCTTATATATAACGGCAGAGTTTTGTCGCACTGTACTCTTGTAATCTGTAGGGTTCATATACTGGTCAAAAAGATTAGCCCACATAGATTTGTCGTGCGGCTTACGGCTGTAGATGACCCAAGATAACTGTTCTGGGCTATTGAGATTAATAGGAAAGTCACCCATAAGTTCTCTACACTGCTTGTCTAAACTCGTAACAAGCTCCTTTCTTTCCTTCTCAAACTCTACACGTACTTCATCAAGCACAGTCTTGTCAACAGAGAACCCACGCTGATAGATACGTGCCAAACATACAGCCACTTCATCTGTAAGTTTAGCTGTGCTTGCGAGTTCCTTGTCGTCCGTTTCTAGTTGTGCCATCAGTCTGTCTGCAAGTTGCTGTGTAGCATGAAGGTCAGCAGAAAGATACATAGCAAGTTCATCAAAAGGTATATCTCTTGTACTATAACCCTTCTTAAAATACTCTTTAAGTGTGTCCTGTTTCTTTGTGTCTAACTGATAGCGTTCTGCACAGGCTTCAAGAGACAACGGTTGTTTCTGTCCACGCTGTACGACATAGGCATTAAGCATTGTGTCAAATACAGCACCGTCATANNTAAAACCAGACTCCCACAACCACATCAAGTCGTGTGGTGCATTGTGCATGATAAGTAATGATGTTCTATTCAACATTTCCTGTACAATTTCTTTACCCAATGCAGTAGGTTTTATTTCAGAGTGGTCAAATGTAACTATTGTTTCTTTACGATACTCATCAAGCATACCTACCATAGTTAAACTATTGTCGGGTTCAAATGGGTCAAGATGTAATTTACCATTTCTATTTGTTACTGTGTTTTCTACATCAAGAGTTAGTTTCATTCATTAGTTCCTTCCATGATACTGGAAATAGTTTTTCCATGTGGTCACTGATCTGGTCAGACACCATCTTTGTTTCTACTTGTGCGTCACCTGCACATCTTAATATACACATATCTGCAAATGCGTCAAGACTACCAGACCAGAACCATTCAGTCATGTGACATATTGGCAACACCATACGTGCCTGTTCTTCACATATGCCCATACTCAATAGTTTTTCGTAGGCAGTCATGGCATCGGCTATTACATTACTTAATGTAAACGTAGCTAGACTTTGTTTTTTCTCACTCTGTATTACGTCACCACTTCCCTGCTTCTTGTCCTTAGTCTGTGATCTCCAAATAGCTGTATCGGGATCACTAATGCTAGGTTTATACCAGTTAGGCTTAGTGTCTACATAACGTCTGCTGATCTCATTCCAACGTAGGAACTTGTGNTTGACTAGCTGTCGTGCCACAAAGATAGGTGCTTGCACCTTGAATGAAGCAAAGCAATGACCAAAGGGTGACATATGTTTATGTTTTGCTAAATACTTAATGAGCTTAGCATCTGTATCTATAAATGTCTTTTTGTTTACATTAAAACTAACACGAGCAGCATTCACTACGGTCAGATCATTACCCATGTAATTAATTAGTTGTACCTTCATTTTACATCTCCTATTATTTCTATTGCTTTTTCTACAGGCAACTTAAACCACTCTGAACCACACTCGTCAGCTATCTCTTCTGCCTTTTCATGGGCTTGTTGTTCCGCTTTACGTCTGTCTTCAAAGTAAGTGCAATGTTCTAGCTTGTAATCTCTAAGTGGGCTAGAGGTCTGATACGACTTGCATCTATCGTCAGCGTCAACTGCCATACCAATCTTAACCCACCCTTCCCATGCAGGGTTAGTAATTGCATAGACGTACCCATCTTTTGATTTTTTATACCTTTCAAAACTAGAGAAAGCTGCATCGTTAAAAGATTTATAGTTCCCAGGTTTATATAAAGGGTGTGTTCTTGGTACATACTTACCATTAACGAACATTCTTTTTGGGTTATTTCTAACTGAACCTTTATAAATTGTATCTGGTAAAGCAGGTTTTAAACAATTTTTACAATGTGTTCTGCCCTTACTTTTCCAAGAACTAAACCAATTATCGTCTGTTAACTCCACATTACAAAGAGTACAATTATGTGTCATACTTCATACCTCGCTGTTCTATAATCAAGATTACACATAACATGTCCATGCCATCCTGTCAATTTATTTTTAACACAATTTAAATACCGTGCCGTTCCCTCTTCTTCCTGTCCTTCAGTAACAGTGTCTTTCGCAATCAATATCATAAGATCAGCTTCAGCAGCTTTACCTGTACGTGATCCTTCCATCATACTCTGATTGACACTGGTAGTCTTACCCTCTGCCTCTGCACTCAACTGTGACATATAAAATATAGCACAACCATGTTGTTTAGCAATCATACGAGCATACACGGCGTTAGCTTTCAGAGCTTCGTCCTGTCGTGCAAAGCCACCTGTACGTGCAAACTTGTCACCCATATCAAGCACCACAATGTCTGGCTTGTATGTCTTACACACACTCTCTACCCATGCCATGTCTTTACCTGTAGCGTCACGCAGTTTGATGTTCTTCTTTACAGGCTCATACAGTGTGTGAGCTTTCTTTGGATCAGCTTTGACTTCGTGCATTGTCATACCACTTGCAGCAGTCAGGTATCTTGCACCAACTCTGTGAGCACCCTCTTCATTACATAGAACAATGCAACTCGCACCCTGTCGTGCAAAGCCGTTTGGTCCTGCAATAATACTGGCATGAAAAGATGTTTTACCTGTGTTAGGTCTCGCACCAATCTCAATCAGGTGTCCTGCGTTCACTCCCTCAACNCTACGACAGAGTGTNGGTATATTGAATGTCCACTGTGACTCCAAGTCATTCTTACTGAGCAGTGTTTCAATGTCAATGTCATCCCACTCAATGTTAAGATTCGGTGTAAAGTCATCTCCATAACTCTCAATAATGTTACGTAGTGGCTCAAGATTATTCTGAGTACCATTTACNTANTCAAATCCAATGTTGGCAATGTCCTCGCCAATGACCTGTTGAAACAGTTTAGATAACACATCTTGTGCTATGTCACTACCCATAGGTTGTTCTTTTTTAACTTGATTAAATAGACTACTGTAAGCACCCTTCTGTGCTGTGGTCATTGTGGGATTACCAGATACGAACAAAGCCTCTATCTCATCTGGTGTAACACTTCGTTCATACTGTTGCATAGCTTTATCTATAGACTGTTTAATCTTACGTACATCTTTACTAAATAGTCTATCGGGGCATCTAGCTCCACGATGTTCATCGTAAAACTTCTTATCCATTAAACTTCTAATCAGTCCTAATTCCATATTGTAATCTCCTATGTTGGTCTAAGTTTTCTAAGTCGGTCGGGTTTCTGTATTTTAAATCGTCCGTCAATTTCATTACTCTTACACTATCTACGTAACCACGTAACTCTTTTGCAAACTGTAGCGTCTTTGGTAGTGCGTCGGGGTCTAACGCTATTATTGCTGTTGAGAACTGTGACAAGTACCTCTTGTGTGATTCGGAAAGTGAAGTACCCAACACAGCCACCCCGACATATACATCACTACCTACAACAGCAGCACTCACACAGTCCTCAACAACTACAGCAACACTACCATAACCATGTACGTATGGCAAGTCACTATTCCAATATCTTTTCCATTTTGGTAATCTTTTTCCTAAAGAACGTCCAACTGCGTCATTTATGCAACCATCATGTACTACAGGAAATACAACTCTATGTTCTTTTACGTCGTAGTATAACTCAACTAAGTCCTCATCTAAATCATACTTCTTACGAAAGGGTAACACTTCTGGTGAGTGACTCACAATATATTCTGGTAGTACAAAGTCTTTTTTCTGATGTTGTACGTGGGGTGCAAGTGATTTACGAATATCGTCACCACTTAAATGAACACGTGTATTACCAGACACAGAACAATCAGCTTTATAACAATTCCATACTAAGCTACCCATATTATTTGTAGCTGTAAATGTTTTGATACCTTTACATACAGGACAGTCCATACGTTTAGTTTCTCCATTATCTAAATGTAAATCACTTACAATGTTATATATATTATTCATGCTATATCACTTTCTATGTTTTCACTTACAGTGGATTTTACATGTTTATTTCTGGTTGTCAAGGCATTATTTGCACTTGTGTACGTATTTTTTAAATAGGGTTTCACTGACTGTGGGTTTGCATGTCCTGTAACTGACATAATTTGTGGCAGTGGAACACCCGACTCTACCATTTCAGTTGTACCTGTTCTACGCAAGTCCATTAACCGTAATTCGTCAGGTAATTCTGCAAGTTTCATAACAACTCTACCTGCCTTAGACATTCTTTCTAGGCTGTATGGGTGGTATTTTCCCCCTACAGGTCGAGGTCGTGGTGCAACGTAGGGTTGGAAGCCAAAGTCTTTCTGTTGCTGTGTGAGCATCGTTTTAAGTTCATCAGAGATAGGAAGGAACACTTGTGCTCTCCGTTTAGACTGCTCAAGAGACAAAATAGATGTGTCTAAATTGACACTACTCCACTCTAACATTCTCATGTCTCCAATCCTCTGACACCACTCATAAGCCATCTGAATAATCAGTCCTACATTTCTATATTCAAACTCTTTGTATGCTACATCAAGGAATTTCATTACCTGTTCCCTCGTCCACACAGTCTTTCTTTGCTTTACTGTTTTACGTTTTATATTACCAAATGGATTCATAAGAACATGTTCCATCTGAATACCGTACCGAAACAGCCTACTAGATATAGTACAGGCATAGTTGGCAAAATGTATCCCCCTCTTTACCCATTCCTCATAATGATACTTAGCCATGCGAGTTGTAACGTCAACGATACGCCTGTCACCTAAATCACACACTAAAATATTTAAAAAATAATCATATTGACTTTTGGTTTTATCTCGTAACATGATGTAATCATTGGATTGTTTATACACATAGATTAACTGCGACAACTTGGCACTCTTCTTTAAAGTTGTACCTGTTGCATATTTGTCACACCATTCGTCTATAGTCTTATTGAGTTTTTTAGCTTCGACTTTAACCTGTTGCAAATCTGCACCTAATTCACACCTACTGATAATGTCTTGTGTAACTAGATGTTGTGGTGGGTTAAATCTGTAACAAACCTGTCCATCTGCTAGAGTTTTACTCTGTACATAACGTGGTAGTTTCATATCATTTCTCCCATCTATAAAATATGTGGTCATCTATACGTGAAGTCTTTGTCTTTGTCAATGCCCAATCTGGATAAACATTTGTAGCATGATAATGTGTCGCACCATCAAGCAT